CCATGATTTGTGTTTCTTAACCCTTAGATCGTTGCCACCAAAGAAGAAAATAGTGCAATATATACAGAAAGGTAAAGCAAATGGTATCTTTAATGGAATGTATATAAATCGTGCAGAGAATGGTAATATGACCTTAAATCCAGTTAAGAAAATTCAACTATTACCTGAACGTAAATTTACTTATAAAGATATTAACATAGAAGCCAAACATGCTGTATGGTTGGGTAAGAGTGATGAATCTACCCAAAGCGGAGATTGTGGTATGCCTCTTCTGATAAATAGTGCTTATGGTTATTGTATAGTAGGTCTCCATTTTTTAGCTAATGAAATGGTTAAAGGAGAAATTTATGCCACTCATTTAGATGGTGTTTTCATTGAAGAAGTATACAATAGTTTAACTAGCTTTAATGTAGCTGCTGGAGATTTTTCCATGGTATCAAGTAAAAGTAAACAAAGACCTGTTACCGACCTACATAAGAAATCAGTATTTAGATATTTACCTGAGGGTAGTGTAAATGTATATGGCTCATTTACTGATTTTAGAGGGAAAAGTGGTTCAAGTGTGGTAAACACACCTATGAATAATTTCCTCGAGAAACAGGGTTATGAAACTAAATTTACGAAACCCGAAATGAAATCTTGGGCACCTTGGCATATAGCAGCCAAAGACCTTGTGAAACCAATAAACACACTTGACACAGGAATTTTAGAATTATGTGCACAAGGTTACATTCAAGATGTACTAGAAAATATTGATGAAACTAAAATTTCATCTATGTTACATGTACTTGATGATTTTACTGCTATAAATGGAGCACAAGTTGCATATATTGATAAAATAAATCGTAATACAAGTGCTGGTAATCCATGGAAAATGAGTAAGAAATTTTTTATGGAAACAATACCACCAGTACATGGTATGTTGGATCCTGTTGTAGTTAATGATGAAATCATGGATAGAGTTGATGAGATTATAAAATCATATAAATCTAATGAACAAGCTCATCCTAATTTTTGTGCACATTTAAAAGATGAACCAGTTTCTTTTAAAAAAGCCAGTATTGGTAAAACGCGTGTTTTCACTGGAGCACCTTTTGACTGGACTATTGTAGTCCGAAAATATTTATTATCCTTCACTCGATTACTACAGAATGAGAGATTGGCTTTCGAAGCTGCACCAGGAACTATAGCACAATCTGTGGAATGGCAGGAAATGTATGATTATATTATTAAGAATGGTG